GCGTGCATAAGCTGTGCATCTGACATAGCTATTTTCGTTTTCTGTTTGTTAGCGTAAATTTTACTACCAGCAGAAACGGCTAATTTAATTGCCGATAACCACATAACCTAGTACCATTTAGCTTGAACAGGTTTTTTATCCGCTCTCATAGCTTTTGTTCCTCTAACAGTTACTGTTTGAGTTTCAAAAGGGTCTGTAGCTTCGATAGTAACGCCACCTGTTTTGTATCCATCTTTATTGACACCTACTTCTGGAACAGCTTTAGGGTCTTTTGCTTTTTTAATCATAGTTTTCTCCTTAATGTAATTTATATCTATTTTTTCTTAAAATTTCTACCGAAATCGTGACGTTTACTAGCATCAGCCATCTGTTGTTTAGCTAATGACACGCCTGCTCTTAAATTTGCTAATTCTTCGTTCTGTTCTAACTTTTCATCGTGCTGTTGGTCGTTCATCATAGCTTTCATTTTGTCTAAATTCAATCTTTCTTGAGCTTCTTCCTCTTTTCTCTCATTTTCCATTGCTTTTAGATCAACTTCTCTTGACTTAATTTTCAATAATGGGTCTCCAGCAAATTCACCAGTAATTTTTTCTTCTTCTTTAGCGTAATCTTCTTGCATTTCAGCAATTAACTGCGCTTTTCTAGCTTCAATAGCGTTTGTGATCTGTTGAACTCGTTGTTGTTGTTGCATCATCTGTGGATTTTGCATCATACCTTGTGCCATTGCCGGATTTTGTGCTCCCATTTGTTGCATTTGTTGTTGAATCATTTGTAATTCTTGTAATTCTTCTACAAATTCAATTTGTACTTGTTCTTGTGCCATTAAACTAATGTGTTCAAGTATATTTTTCTGCATTGCCGCCATAACTATTGGATTATTCTGTACCATATTCAATCTCATAAAGTTTAAGTGAGCATCAATGTGCGCTTTGTGGTCTTGACCAGGAAAAGCTTGAAATGGTTTTTGTGACATTGCTAAAATATGTTCTAATGCAGGATCCATTGGCATTGGTTGTGCTGGTGGAGGTAAAATTGCATTAACATTTTTCACACCCAGCGCATCATACATAGATCTGTACGCTTGGTACATATTATGCATTTGAGGATTTGATTGCGCTAGTTGTAATTGACTTTGTGCAATAGATATTCTTTGCGTCTGTG